AAAGTTACTTATAAGGATATGATTGCTGTGGCAATTCAGGAGTTCTGCGACCGCCGTTATCAGCTAAAAGATATCAATAAAGAAGATTAACATAAAACGCAGTTCTAACGAAAGAGGGTGATTATCTTCTAAAAGGAGATGATAACTTGAAACAAAGAAGTTTTATTATGAAATATCAAGATTTTTATAGTATGTATAATCATGGCAAAAGTCATAACCAAAGACGAAGAAACAAAAGATTAGGTAATAAGAAAATGAGAAATAAATTAAAAAAGGAAATGCTAAGCTCACTTAATCGGTGAGAAGGTAAAATAGTTAATTCATACGGAATAAAACGAAAATACTACAAGAAATGGAAACGTGAAAAAGTTGTACCTAAAAGACCAACAGGCAGACCTCCTTTAGCAGGTGATGAAGTCGAAATTAGATATAGAATTCCTAAACATTTAAAAGAAGAATTTACAAGAATTGTTGATAATGCAAACAGAATATCGGCTGTCAAAGTTACTTATAAAGATATGATTGCTGTGGCAATTCAGGAGTTCTGCGACCGCCGTTATCAGCTAAAAGATTTAGACGAATGACAAAGTTGCTATTCACGAGTGGGATAGTTTTATTTACCGTAGGCTGAATTAAGCCAACAAGGAAATTGCCTGCAATGAACTTGCAAAACTTTAGTATCCGGAACCAAGCCACAAAGTTAACGGTTATAGGTGGTAAGATTTTATTAGTAGAAATAAAAAACTGTCCCTAAACGAACCACCGTTTATACGACCAGACTGATTGAGTTTCTTATAGGAAGTGGAAATAACTATAAGTTTTCTAAGACAGTCCTTTCGATTCGCTTGCTTATAGCTTGCGAATAGTCAAGGTTTTCGCACATTGTACCAGTAAACAATGGTGTATAGGTAGCCGAAGTACAAGGCAACCGATAAGCACTTCTAATGAGGTGCTTTTATTATGCCGGTATAGCTCAACTTGGCAAGAGCGACTGTCCTGTAAACAGTGGGTTGAGAGTTCGAATCTTTCTATCGGCTTTAAAGTAGGTGATATTATGGCTAAGAAAGCCACAAATTCAAAAGCAAAAGATAAAAAACAAGCGATTGATGCAAATGTCCTCGAAGAAGAAAAAGACGTTAAAAAGGCTGATTTATTGGCTGTCAATCCATTGTTAGGTAGTCAAGTGATAACAGTCGCAGATGAAACAGAGCAAAAAGTCGCAATGATAAACGAGATTGAAAGCTTGACGGAACTTAATAAGCAACAGTTGTCAATTAAAAGACAAAAGGTTGAAATGGAAGTCGATAATAGAAAGCTTGATACCGCTTTAAAAACTATTTCAACCGTTGACAAAATCATTCAATCTGTGGCAAAAGAAGATGTTTTAACAAGAGTTGCAGAAAACATTAAAACTCCACAGGATATGAAATACATGGCGGAAGCTGCTGAAAAACTAACAGGAACATTAAGAAACTTAATGAATCCAAATGTTATAGATGAATTTGGCACTAAAAAGCGTACTAAAATTAATTTCATGTTCAAAAGTTCAGGTGCTGTTCAAGCTGCTGTTCAAGTTGATACTTCTAATGAGTAGGTGATGTTATGATTGATTTATATAAATATACAGATAAAGAAATTAAAGAGTTGTTGAAATCAATGGTAATTTTAGTGGATTCGCGCGAAAACGCCAATAGCCACATTCTTAAATGGTTCGACGAAAAGAAAATATCATACAAAATTGAAAAATTAGAATTTTGTGATTATAGTTTTATGCTCCCTGCTAACCTACCATTAGGATTTAACAGGGATTTATATTTTACGGATAAAATTTCAATAGAAAAAAAATCAGGGCTTGAAGAAATTAGTGGAAACTTGACAACCGATAGATTGCGTTTTGAGAGCGAATTTATACGAAGTAAGGGGAAAGTCCATTTACTGATAGAAAATGCTTCCTATGAGGATATAATAGCCCACAAATACAAAACAGAGTACAATCCTGTATCTTTCTTGGCGAGCTTACATTCATTCGCTGACAGATACAATTTTTCAATTAATTTTATAAAGGACAATAAGTATTCGGCACAGTTTATTTATTATACGTTTTACTATCATCTTAGAAATTATTTAATGAATAAATAAAATAAATTGAATGGAGGTAAAACCATGCAAAAAATTGCAGACAATTTATACGTTGGAAACCAACAAGACTATGAAAACACATTCTTTGATGATAGTTTTTCGTTTTTATTAGCGGCTAAAGAGCCATGGCATCGGGAAATGATTGGATATAAAGGTAGAGCTTGCGACAAGTCACACCCGGAATATTTATGGGGTTACAGGGACAGAGGAAGTAAATTAATTCTAAATATGGTTGATGCTCCCTCTTCCCTATTCTTTGATAAAGGAATGATTGACGAAGCGCTTAACTTTATCGAAGAAGAATTATTCAAAGGTAAAAATGTAGGAATTTTTTGCAATGAGGGTCGTTCAAGGAGTGCAAGCCTTGGATTGTTATTCCTTATCAAACAAGGCCACATAAAAGGTGAAACTCTAACAGATTGCGAAGCTGAATATTTGAAAATCTATCCTCAATACAATCCGGGCAAAGGAATAAGGGAATTTGTTAAGATGAATTTTGCTGAATATACAAGAGATATATGTCCTAATTGCGGAAACAAAGGTTTAGACTATGACTTTATCGAAGAAGATGACGGAAGCAAACACGATACTATTGATTGTCCTAAATGTGGCAAGAGATTATTTTACGAAGATTAAAACAATGCACTCTTAGAAGTGCTTTTTTATTACAAATAAGGTTGACGCTTAAAGCGTAGGGGTTAAATACCATTTAATTAGTTTTAATTAAATTTAGGGGCGGGCAGTTGGTATTTTAAAGGACGTGATGTAATATGCCGAGAAAAGGCGGTTCTGTAAGTATTATTCAACAAAAAAACGAAAAGTTAATACAACATTCAACAAGTGAAAAAATGTCAATTTGTACTCAATGCGGTAAACCATTTGCTCAAATATGGAGACCCGAGTATGAAGCATATACGTCATTTCATATGTGCGGTGTATGCAGAATGAATAATGCTCGTGGCGGAATAAATATTACTGCTGAATACGAGCCACATTGGGGACAAAAGTTGGTACATGAAAGCGAAGCAAGATTCAAGATTATTAACGCTGGTATACGTTGGGGAAAAGATAGATGTTCTATTATGGAGGGTATTAAGTACTTCATAGACTGCTTAAATGAAGATAGGGGTTCAGATTTAGTTCCTCATGCACTATGGTGGATTATCGCTCCCCTTGAAAAGATAGCCAATCAAAACTGGAGAGAACTTTTACATAATCTTCCTAAAGAGTTAGTTGTAGATGTTTCTAAAACCACAAGAACAGTGGAAACTATTAATGGCGGAATAATTGAAGTACATTCCGCATATGACCCTGAAAGTTTAGTTGCGGTTGGTTTAGATTTAGTTACCATAACGGAAGCTGCAAGAATAGCTGATTTAGAAGATGTATGGAGCAATATAGAAGGACGTTTAAATTCCCCTGGTAGAGGTTTGGGTGGTAAAGGTGGACGAGCAATTATAAATTCCTCACCTCTTGGAATGAACTATTTCTACAAAATGTGGAAATGGGGTCAAAAAAACACTTCTGATTATGACCCTGATTTTGAAAGTTGGACTTTTACAACTTGGGATAACCCTTATATGAACAAAAGGGGTACACAAATAACGAAAAATGGCAAAACATACAAAGAAAATTTAATTAAACGTATGTCGGATAAGAGGTACAGACAAGATTATCTTGGCGAGTTTATTTCCGATATTAACTTGGTTTTTGGGAACATAGATAAATGTTTTGTAAAATTATCAACATTGCCGGAAGAAGAACAAAAGAAATGGGTTGAACCTGAACCATTCGAGACTTATACAATAGGCTACGACCCGGGTAAATCAGTTGACGACCCTGTTATTTGGATAAGAAACAGTAAAGGAAAAGTTGTTAAAACCGAAGCTATGGTCGGAATGAGTTGGGATGGTCAATGGGATAGGATTGCTTTTTATTCACGGTATTTTAATGGTGCTGTTTGTAATTTTGGTAAAACAGGTTTAGGAGAAACAATCGAATCTCAATTAACCAAAAGAGGCGT